CTGTACACCCTCCATGTTCTTCGGCTCTTTAAGCCGCCTCTCAATGTCTGACAGCACCGGAGGCCATAGTTCAGTGAACACCTTTTCCTCATCGTACTCCATCGCCTTTTCTCTGGCCTTCTTTTGCTCTTCAGCGATAGAACCGTTTTTCTTGGCCTGATATGCCTTCTCCAGCAAGTCCACAATCTCTTCAGGATAACAGTTAAATTGCCACGAAGACTGAAGAGTCCACTCCTGCACCAAGTCTTTAATTAGCCAACCACCGCCTACCAGTTCCGGCTGTGCAGTACAGTTGGTTGTGATAACCGGTGTGCCGCAACTCTGTGCTTCAATCAGAGGAACACCGAAGCCCTCTCCCTTAGATGGCAGTAGAAATACATCGAGAACATTATACATCCTGGCCATTGTTTCTTGTGGTATTCCGATGTTTACCTCAGCCTGAGAGGGAAATCTGGTAAGGTCGTGAATATCTAATGCGTCACGGAGCATCAGAAGATTGATGCCTTTTTCATCAAGGGGATTAGTGTGCATGTAGTACATGACTTCCCCGGGGTGCATCTTCGAGAATATTGAAATTGCCTTCATGCTGGCAGTCCAATTCTTTCTCTCTGTTACATTTGTCCCTACAGTACCGACAACAAACTTGTCCTGCCATTCATACTTGCCTCTGGCAAATTCCCTACCTTCTGGGTCAGGCTTGAATAAATCAGTATTGACAGTATGCGGTATGTAGTAAGCCTCAATACCATTCTTCTCAAGTTGTTTCTGCCCGAACCTTGCCATCGCTATTGGCTTGACTAACCCTGGGTTTTGCTTGAGTGCTAAAAGGACAGGTTGCGGTGGTGGCTCATGGTCTACAGGCATCCAGGGAACGTGCCTTATAGTCTTGTCTAGATTGCGGAGAACCCAGACATCTATCAGTGACAGGAATATATCAGCATTGAAATCCTTGTAGAACATGGGAGCGTGGGCGATACCCCAGTCCCTTGGATTATTCGGGTAAATCGGTATGTCACCCCAGTCTACCTTTGCACCTTCCAGACCGTAGAAGGCAAAGATTCCCACATCATGCCCCATAGCCCTGAGTCGCTTACAGGCTATCGCTGTTTGCTGTCCGTAACCAGAGGCTACGAATGGACTATTGCTTGACCAAAGTATTCTCATTTCAGTTTAGCTCCTTGTCCAAAAGTATTCTCTCCTTTTGATATATTCGGGGGATGGCAGGAAGGAGAACACCCACCATCCCCCTACTCTGGACAACTTGGGGGCGCTACTCCCAAGCTAATTAGGTTTAGCGCTTGTCAATAAACCTGGCACCGAGTTTCGGGTCAAGAACCTTAACACCGGCAAGGAAGTCAACGGAAATCCAGTTTTTCTTGCTGGCTACGATATAGTCGTAGACAACACGGCAGGACAGTCCGTTGTAGGAAGCTACTGCTCCCTTAGCTCCACCAATAGGCGGCTGGAGTGGGGCAGTAACAAGTGCGATGCAGTTCTTGTGGAAGGCCAGGTTATCACGCCCAGTCAACTGGAAGGTAACAACCGAGCCATCGGTGAACCCTGCTACCACGGCAGGTGAGAACTGAGAAATGGTGGCGATACCAGATGTGCCGGCGGTGCATGGGGCCGTCATGTAGAACCACTCATCGTAGCCGGAAACCTTGAACGGAGTACCGATTGGCGCTGTTGAAACAGCAGCAGCCGTAGCACCTGTTACAGTACCGGCTGTGGCTGCGGCAGCCCAAGCTCCTGTGATTGTCCCTGTGCCAGCCGCCGTAGCGTTAGCAAGCAGGAACGACCTGGTTTGCGTGACGATGTTCTGGTCACTATAGCAGTTGAAGCCCATGACCTCTCCCAACTCTGCTGACCGTAGTGCCTTGCCGCCATCTCCACGCTTATCGGCGTTCAGGAAAGCATCAAGAGGTATAAAACCTGCTTTGGTGGCTGGATGCAGGACAAGTCTCCGGTCAGTCATTGGAGCCTTGTTGATATCAAGGACAGCAGATAGGTTGGCAACGTCAGCAACTACCGCAGTTGATGTTACCGGATAGTAGTTGGCGATGGCTGTCGCCGAACGGGTGCAAAGGTCAAGGTCAACTGCCTGAGCGATGGCTCTCATCGCTGGCTGAAGTAGCTGCTCGGAGAAGTCAACGATGTCCAGTGACAGTTCCATAGAAGTTACCTCAAAGGACACATCCCACAGTTTATCAAGGATTACCGCAACACTACCTTCAGTAATGGTCTGAGCCGCAGCACCCGCTGCACCCTGTGTAAAGGCGGTGGCTGTGAAACTCGCTGGCTTTCTTACCACAACCGTGGCGCCGACATTTTGGAACTCTCTTGAATAGTCCCTGTGAACTAGATTCCCCATAACCATGTTGTTCTCAAGGGCTATAAGAGCCTCACGAGCAACAACCAGGGGGGTGATTAGTGTAGTCATATTAGTTTCCTCACTTATGTCTTACTTGTAGCGGTTTGCCGACCACTTCGCATACTGTTCTGGAGTCATTTTCTCCAGTTGCTCAGAGGTTAGTCGTTCTGGCATCCCCCCGCCACTTGAGGATGCACCTGAGTTGAATTTCGGCGGCTCTTCTTCTTTCGGGGCTTCAACCTTTTTCTCATCCGAGTGAGTCAGTTTGTACCGTAAAGACTTGACTTCCATCTCATCTTCGGTTTTGCATCCTTCAAGCTCTTTTACAGGTATACCGGTTTCCTCATGCAGGATTTTAGCTTTCGCCTCTAACCCCTGTTGGAATATCAGCATCTCTGCTTTATGGAGTTTGTCTTCCGCAACCTGCTCCCGTCTGGCTGCCTCACGTTCCCTTTTTTTCAGGGTGGTCCTGTTGGTATAGGCATCCTTGATGTCAGGGTCATCCAGAGCTTTAAGGGCTTCCTTGTGTTCGTTCCGTACATCTTCAAGGTCAGACTGTAAATCCTCTATCTGGGCGCTTGAAGTTTTCTTGAACTCCTCAAGTTCCGTGTTCTTGGCAGCTAAGGCTTTGTCCCGTTGTGAAAGTTGCTTGTTCATTGATTCAAGCCCCTTTCCTAGAGCCTTGTCCAATTCCCTGCGAAATTCAGGGGTTTTGGTGATGTCGTCTACAGTTGACTCTACTTTCTGTTCAGTTTGCTTTGTCTCCTCAGTTTCCTGAGTAAACTCGGCAACCTCAACGTTAGCTTGTGTCCCCTCTAGTTCTCCCATTTTGTTGTAAACCTCCTATATATTTATTACCGTTCCCAGGGGAATAGATACCCACTACCAGATGCCCCTGGTGTAACTGGAGTAGCTTGACGTGGCACTGGTACATACGATTGCCTTACTAATGATTTAAATGTAGACCCCCTGTAATCATCCCACCAAGTTTCATCTTCAATTCCAGTAAGACGCTGCTGCTCAATCTTTTTGGCTGCTGGTGGTAACTTATTTATCCAATCATCCTGCTTTTCAGTAATATACTCCTGTGTCTTTATTGGATATTTATCAAGGTAGTTCCCCAATTCTCTTTCTATGACATCCCAATCTAGTGGCAAATCAGCACCCTCAATTAACCCTGCCCTATATTCTTGATAGTCGTCATAGGCTTTATCTTCCGGTTTGGTATTCTCGTCATACCATTTCTCGTATTGCTTCATTTCATACGGCTTTAGCTTTTCCCTTAATGACCAAAGTGTAGACTTACCGCCAGAAGTAAAAGGTCTGATATAAGAACGGTTTTTATCATAGTCATACTTTGTTATCTCGCCGTCTATAAGTTTTTGAGCAGCATTTTCGAGTGACTCATTCATTGCTGTCTCAAGTCTTTTCTGCTCGATGTCAAGGGCAATTCCTATATTATCTCCCCTGTCCGACCAGTATTTCTCGTTGTCAGCCTTCGCTTTAGCCAGGTCAACATGGTTTTGTTCTAGTTTGGAACGTTCTAATTTGTTTAATTCATCAACATTCTTTCCTAAATCCTGTGCAGCATAACGGTCATACAACCTTGTCAATTCATCTGATGTGGTTTCAGGATATGTCCTGCCACCAAAGAACTCACCCGCACCCCTTAACAACTTTTGGCTCAATGAGCCACCCTCATAGACTACATTCTCAACCCATATAGGCATGAAGTTCTTGACTATCATCTCTTTGGTAAATGTCGCAACATCACTCCGTACAGGGTCTCCGATGTAATTCCTACCTGTTAGTATGTCTAATGCACCCCCAGGAACAGGGGCTAGATTACCTCTGATAAACCTTAATGCAGGATTCTCCATCCCTTTTTGAAACAATGCTTCGGGATTGTCTGCTACTTGGGCTATTAACTTTACAACACTTCTGACCTTAGTACCTGGCCCAACATAGGTTCCATTTATCAGCCATGTGAAAAACTTTGGTGAATTAGGGTCAAAGTGTTCTTTAATCTCATCCCAATCCTGACCAAGTGCTAGTGAAAGAGCCACTGTAATAGCCGATATTGCAGCTATACCTTTTGTCAAACCTTGTATAGCGAGTCTATTTCTTAGTCCAGATTGCCCGAAAGAAGCAGCACCTTTGGTAGCATCATACATGAGCGCAGCAATAGCCCTGTTATATCTTGGGGCTAATAGAGTAGCAGTCTCCGCAGCTCTCCAGTTAGGGCTAACACCTAGTTTCGCACTTGATGTTAATCCTCTGAACTCATTTATAAACTGGTCAACCTCTGCCATCTCTGCTGGAGTTTTGGCAAGATGTTCGAGCGATTCAGCCATCTTTATTCCGGCATAATCTACCGTACCTTCAAACACTCTCTGGAATGGTTGAAGCACAGTAGCCGCACCTTTCCCTATAACTCTGGGTGCAACAAGCCCTAGTTGCTTGGCCAATGCTTCCTGTTTAGGCCAGACATTTACCTTGCTGGATAACAAACCACCTTTTGCCATAGCCTCGGTAAACTCTGTGCCTAGTGTGGACAATAATAGCGTTGGGTGCCTGTCTATAGTCGCCTTATGTTCTGATAGAAATTTAGATTGCCATTCCGTATCAAAAAATATCTTAGGTATAGAAGCGGCAGCACCACCATATATCTTGGGGTTTTGTCCTGCAAGAAATATCAACTGAATACCAAGAGGGCTAAAATCCCCAGCTAGTTTGAAATATCTTACCAGCGCCTTTACCTTGTTTACCGATGCTAATGCCTGAGATATTTTAGGTTCTAGTGCATTACGCAT